GAAGAACCTACTACTGAAGAAGCAGAGGTTACTGAAGTTGAAGAAGAGGTAGCTAAATCTGAACAACCTGTAGAAGAGGAAGAAGAGTTAGAAGGTAAAGCAGTTGAGTTCGTTTCTAAGTCTAATGGTGTTCCTGAAGTACAAGTTACAGAGGAAGCAGAAGAAGAGGTAGAAGCAGAACCATTCAACCCACAAAACCACGTAGATGAAATTACACGCTATTACGCAGAGAAGTCTAGCACTCTATCACCAGGGGCTAAAGACAACTTACGTAGTGCCGTTCACCGTATAAAACGTGGACAACCTACTGATAACGATGTAAAACTTGCTGAACAAATCGTTAATTTTTACGGAAATTAAGAAAAGTAAGTATGAAGTGTTATATTAACAACATGAAAGCCGAATAGAGCTTTTAACATAGACGGGTTCCTCCTCCTAGCCCGTCTGTGTTTATCCTTTTAGGTGGACAAACATAGGTAACTATTAAACTAAAAATAGATAAAACGAGAAAGGAAGATACATACATGGGTGCTGAATTAAATAAAGACAAACAAGTACAAGCAGAGCCTGAAGTACGTAAATTACCTCAAGCGGCTGAAGACAAAATTGCAGACTTACAAAAATCGTTTACGACAGGAGTAGGCATCACACCTGATACACAGCTTGACGCAGCGGCTTTAAGACGTGAATACCTTGAAGACGAAGTTAAGATGTTAACTTGGGATAACTCAGACTTCACGATTTACCCATTAATTGCTAAACAACAAATCTCTAACACAGTTGCAAAGTATGCAGTGTTTAACCAACACGGACGTACAGGGCATAGCCGTTTCGTTAGTGAGATTGGGGTAGCAAGCATCAACGATCCTAACATCCGTCAAAAGACTGTACAAATGAAGTTCATCTCAGACACTAAGCAACAATCTATCGCTGCTGGTCTAGTGAACAACATCTCTGACCCTATGACTATCTTTACAGAAGATGCTATCTCTGTAATTGCTAAGTCTATCGAGTGGGCAATTTTTTACGGAGATGCGTCTCTATCTGCTGAAACAGATCAACAATCAGGTATCGAGTTCGATGGTTTACACAAACTTATCGACCAAAAAACGAACATCATTGACTTAAAAGGTCAGTCTCTATCTGAAGCAGTGCTTAACAAAGCGGCTGTAATCGTAGGTAAAGGTTACGGTAAAGCTACAGATGCGTTCATGCCAATCGGTGTCCAAGCAGAGTTCACGAATAACCTATTAGACCGTCAACGTGTAATTCAACCGTCTAACGCAGGTGGATTCTCAACTGGTTTCACTATCAACCAATTCTTATCAGCTCGTGGTGCTATCAACTTACACGGTTCTACTATCATGGAGAACGACAACGTATTAGTTGAAAACCGCTTACCACAAGCAAACGCTCCACTTCCAGTTAAAACACTTAAAGCAACTGTTAAAGCTGCTGACAAAGGTGGATTCACAACTGAAGATAAGAGCCTATCGTACAAAGTAGTAGTATTCTCTAACGAAGCTGAGTCTGTAGCTTCAGATGCTTTAACTGCGGCTCTAACTGATGCAACAAGTTCTGTAACGTTAGAAATCGAGTTACAACCTATCTACCAAGCTCAACCACAATTCGTAGTAGTTTACCGTCAAGGTGCTCAAACTGGACACTACTTCCAAATTGCACGTATCCCAGTGGCTAAAGCTAGTGACTTAAACGTAATCACATTCGTGGATCGTAACGAAATCATCCCTGAAACAACTGATGTATTCGTTGGAGAAATGAACCAAAACGTTCTTAGCTTACTAGAGTTAATGCCAATGATGCGTCTACCATTGGCGCAAATGAACGCTACATACACGTTCTCAGTACTATGGTACGGTGCTCTAGCATTATACGCTCCTAAAAAATGGGTACGTATCAAGAACGTTAAATACATCCCTGCATTAGCAGCTGATGTGACTCTATAGTAGTTAGTACTACGAAAACTGAATAGAAAACTGAATAGGGACAGACGAAAATTCTGTCCCTTTTTATTTTATTAGAATAGGAGAGATAGAATGTTAACACATGATTATTTAAAAAACCACAAGGTAGCTACAGTCTACGGAGACATTAACTTCGATGAGAAGGGTGAGTCAGAAGACTTAACGTTAGAGCAACAAAAAGAGTTCGAATCACACCCAGGATTCAACTTCGTAGAGCCAAAGAAAGAAGTAAAGAAAGCTCCTGCAAAGGCTAAAGCTACGATTAAAAAAGAAGAATAGAAAGGTAAAGGTGATTGGGTATGATTAATAACCCATACGAAGGTAATCAGTATCAACACAACAACGAGAAGCTGATAGACCTTGACAAAGTAGATAGTTATAAACTAGCAGACTATGGTTTAACTGTAGACGCAGTAAAGATTAACCACTTTGGTATTGACGTTACAGACCCACGAACTGGTAAATATCTACCTGACGCATTCTATATGGCTAAGATAGAGCAAGCGGTCGCACAGGTAGAGAAGCAGTTAGATATTGTTATCCTTCCTCGATTCGTAAAAGAACATCATGACTTCCATCGTAATGACTTCGAGAGCTTTATGTTCGTACAAGCTCATCGTAGACCGATCCTACAGATGGAAAAAATCGTACTAGAATATGGTGGAGGAACAATCTTTAACTACCCTACAAAGTGGTGGAGAGTTAATAAACTTCCTGGGCATATTGAAATGTTACCTACTCTTATGTCGTCCGATATGGGGCAAGGGTTAAACCTTTCTCACGCTTACTCAGGATACCCGATGATTACAGGTATTCCGAACTTAGCAGGAAACAATAACTACGCTCCTCAAATGTTCCATGTGGAATATATTGCAGGACTATTACCACCTAAGCGTAGTGGGGTAGCCGAGCCGTGGGAACTACACCCTGACTTATGGACACTAATCATTAAGCACGCTCTAAAAGAAGTATTCCAACAGTGGGGCCGCCTAATCATTGGTGCAGGTATTGCGAACATGTCCATCTCTATTGATGGTGTATCGCAAAGTATTGATACAACTCAGTCTGCTATGTATGGTGGGGCTTCTGCCGATATCCTACAAATCGACCGAGACATCGAGGAACTAACAAAAGGCTTACGAGCTTACTACGGAATGAACTTAGGAATTATTTAAGGAGGGATAGACAATGGCAGAGAAACCATCTATGCTCCAAACGATGTCTACGGCCGCGATCCGTACAGAGATGTTAGACATCCACGTTGACTCTATGTCCCTTCCTGCTCTTTGGGAGAAGTCGTATCTATGCCCTTGCCGAGATAAAGCGACACGACAACCGAACCAATCATGTAAGGTATGTCATGGTCGTGGGATTGCATACCTACCTGGAACAAAGATAGGTATTATCGTCCAATCTCAAGAGAAGGGTGTATTCAACGGAGACTTGGGATTAATGGACTCAGGAACTGCCATTGGTACTCCTGACCGAGATTACCAAGTAGCTTTCCGAGATAGACTTACGATCCTAGCTCCTGATTCTACTATTTCCCAATCTTTCATTTTCGATGTAACGTCACGTAGGGTAAAGAACGGATTCTACATGGTATACGATGTCAAGTCTATCGAACTTGTTAGAACGATGGAAGATGAACTAGTAGAAGGTACAGACTACACGTTTGACCGTGCTAAGAACCTGTTTTACCCTAAGGAGCACTTAATGGGACAGAATGTATCTATGAACATTAAAACGACTCTACGGTACCTTGTAGCCGACCTATTGAAGGAACATCGTTACGCAAGGGACACAAGTGGAAAGTTACAACGTCTACCACAAAAGCTATTACTAAAACGTGAGGACGTATTCATTGATAAAGAAGCATTCGAAATTGGAGTAGACAACAAAGAGCTTAGTCTAGAGATTGATGCGAAGAGTAAACCGAACCCTGATGGTCTGAACGGATTCTTTAGGAAGCGTGAAGGCTAATGGTTAGGAAGGCAAGACGACCTAGGTTATTTAAGAGTAACAACGCTATCAAAACAGCAATGACTAACCTAGGTGACAACCTTGCTCAAGACGTGTTAGACACAGGTATGAAAGCAGTTATAGATAGTAAACCGAAAAATGTTTCTGCTAAACGTATGCCGAAGTACCTGCAACTAACAGAGGAACGGTTAGAAAAGTTAGAGGTCATCGACCTTAAACCATACTTCGCAAAAAGCTCTAAACGTAAGACAAAGAAAGACGGTGGATGGTACTTAACAGTACCGATTAGACGTAAGGCTAGAGGTATGTCTAGACGGATGTATGAACAACTCCGTGCAGTCGATATCGGTGATAGTCCTAAGCAAACAGTTGTATCGGATTATCTATACGACCGCAGAAGACAGTCTGACGCTTCTCTACTGAATTACACACCGAAGTCTAATAACATCACGAAGATGAAATCGGGAAGTAATAGACACGATTACGTAGCTTTCAGGACAGTCTCGGATAAGTCACCAGCAGGAAGTTGGATCATCAATCGTGACAAGGTTAACAAGGACGATACGTCCAAAACATTCATTGCAAACGTTAACCGATTAATGAAGTGGAAGATGAAAAATGGTATGTAGAAAGTTAGGAGGTGGACTACAATATGATGCCTAGTATCGACTCTTATTTATATAACGAAATAGAGGAGAAATTAAAAATTTTCCTTACGAACCGTTATATTATAGAGGAAATCTTAAAAGATATACAACCTCGTGTAGCAAATAACTTCATGAGAACGTATGCAGGGGATGACCCAGTTAGGGAGATTCCGATTGTATACACGATGCCACAGGATAAACAAACACAACAAGGAGCTATCTATATCGGTCTACGAGAAGGAGTAGAATCGGACACAAGTATTGGTAATACCGAAGACACCTACTTGTTTAAAGAGGGAGCTTTAATCGAAGATGAGTCGTTAATCCATGTATCGGATGACAAGACACGACTGTACTTCGAAGTATCGAAACCGATTGGTGAGTTAGAAGTTGTGAGGGGCTTTGAGTTCTCCCGAGAAGATAACGTTACAGTCGAGGGCAACAGAGTATATTTTGACTACGATCCTGAACTCGCTAATATCCTAGACCCTTTTAAGGTAGTCTACATAGCCACAACGGGTGAAGAGGTTGGGTTAAAGCAAGGTTTCACTGCTACAGAACAATATTCGGTGTTAGTTGTATCTACGAACATGGATACAGTGAGGTGCTTAGATATAGTGATTAAAGCTATCTTAATCCTAATGCGTAGTAACCCTGAAGAGTTAACGAACAATCTTCTACAAAGACTGCAATTCGGTCAGATAGAGGAAGTTAACTTAGGTAGGGAGAACGGTACTAACCCTGAGATTCTATACGGCAGAGAGACAATTGTAACATACAAAACTTCTTATAACCTAGATGCTCCGCTATTGGACAAGCTAGAGAAAATCATGGTTAACATGAAGGTAGAAGGAGGGAAATAGCAATGACTAAGGTTGAAAAAGAGGTTAAAAAAGCAACAGAGGTAGAACCAATTAAACCGTATGTGCATGTAGATACATTCCTACAGACCGCAGTCCCAATGTTTGGTATGAGTAGTATGCAAGCAGCAGGATTCAAAGCTCTAATGAATGGTCGCCACTATCAAACGGACGAGACAGTTTTCCTCAACGAGCTTAAACAATATTTAGGTTTAGAATAACGCTAAAATAGAAAGGAAGATAAAACGCTATGGTATCATACGGACACGACAGAAAGCGTCCTCACACAGAGATTACTCTTAACGCTAGTGGTTTAGGGTCAGCTAACGCAAGAAGTGAAAAACCTCTTGTATTAATCGGTTCTGCAACTGGTGGACAACCAAAAGTTCCTGTAGAACTAACGAACTTTGCACAGGCTAGAGACTTCTTCCGTGGTGGGGAACTATTAGACGCAATCGAAATGGCTTGGAACCCATCTCCTAATACTCGTGGAGCAGGTAAGATTTACGCTATTCGTGCAGACGATGCAAAACAAGGAACAAAAACAAGCGGAGGATTAACAGTTACTTCTAAACTTTACGGTGCAGATGCAAACGAAATCCAGTACGCATTAGATGACAATACACTAACGCAGTCTAAACGTTTTAGCGTGTACTTCACAAAAGAACGTTACGAGCAAGTGTACGACAACATCGGTAACATTTTCTCTATCAAGTACAAAGGGGCACAGGCTTACGCTGGGGTTGAGGTTAAAGTAGACGCTACATCTAAACTTGCAACACAGTTGATTTTAAAAGCAGGTGCAGATGCACAAGGTGCTACTGTAGTTCGTACTTATACGTTAGGAACTGGTGTATACCAAAATGTTAACGTACTAATCAATGACATTAGTAACCTACCTGACTTTGAAGTAGTTACAAACTCTCTAGGTGGTAACAAAAACGTAGAGACTCAATTCTTAGACGTACTAACAGAGACTCCTATCAAGGCAACTGCTAAAATGTTAACTGCTATTGGGGCAGACCTAGTTAACCAAACTGACACTGACCCATACGTGAAGTTATCATACGATCCGAAAACTGCAATCCCTGCTACAATTCCAGTTACAAACTTAGCTGGTGGATCAACAACTGTACCTGGGGAATCTTGGGCAGAGTTATTCACGGCAGTAGCAGACCTAGGAGCGTACTACATTGTACCTCTAACTGACAAAGAAGCTATTCACGGTGAACTATCTCAGTTCTTACGTGATGAGTCAGGCGCAGGAAACCAACTACGAGGATTCGTAGGTGGAGGTCTAAAAGACACATTCGACAAGTTGAAAGCTCGTCAAGCAGGATTACGTAACCCTCGTGTTAGCTTAGTTGGTAACTCAGGAACTCGTAGAATGTCAGACGGTCGAGTATACAACTACCCTGCATACATGGGTGCTGCTCTAATCGGTGGTATCGCAAGTGGTATCGCAGTAGGGGAGCCAGTTACATACAAGAAGTTAAATGTGGAAGCATTAGACATCAAGTTCACTGGCGACCAGTTAGATCAGTTAGACGGAGCAGGAGTAGTAATGGTAGAGTTCGTTCGTACTCGTGCAAGCTCTTACTTCCGTATCGTAAGTGACCCAACTACTTACAACACTGCTTCAGAGCCTGTACAAAACCGTGTATCTTTAGGAGAGGTTAGTGACTTCCTAACTACTGAGTTACGTACAATGTTAGACGAACAGTTCATCGGAACTCGTATCCGTAACACGTCTGCATCTATCATCAAGAACGCAGTTGAGTCTTTCCTAGACAACCAAAAGAATGTAGATGGTCTAATCGTAGACTACAACCCTGACGATGTACAAGTTGTTATCACAGGTAACTCTGCTCGAATCAACATCACTGTACAACCAGCTCGTGGTCTAGACGACATCACAGTAGGTATCAACTACGTAGACAACAAGATAACTGC